TCCTTATTAAAGTTCAAAGTCACGTTGGCGCTACAGGCCAATCATCAGTAACGTGAGGCCAATTAGCATGGGTAGGTAAATCTCTGAGTGCTTGGCGGTAAGTAGCCCACTCTTGAGTTTTAGACTCCGTTAGGTTGTCAGGAAGCTGAGTCCAATCGGTATCAGCCAGTGTTCCATCCCGCATTGCTCTATTAAACAGATCTTCATCACTATCAGAGGGTCTTCCGTTAGGAAAATCCTTATCAGCAGCCGCAACTACTCTAAGAGTAGTCCTTACTTCGTTGCCTTCTTCATCTTGAAGAACTTGGATAATGTCATAATCCCCATCTTCCCTTTCTTGCATAAATTCATAACTTGCACCTGCCATGTTTATTTTTCCTTTGTTCTATATTAAGTCATTTGGCCTAGAGAATATGACGCAGCATGTATGGAATACATATTACCTGAACTGGCACTAAACCTTACTTGAGTTGCATGATCATTAACGTTGCTATAATTATAGAAAATTCCACCGCCCATGCCTGCGTCTGTATTTCCACCTCCACGGCTTTCTGTAAAAAATTGAAAGCATCTTACTCCTTTACCATTAGGTTCTGATTGCTGTACGTTATGTACATAAATCCAAGCTTCATTTCCAGTAGCACCTGTTCCTGAAGCAGAGCCTCCTCCAGGCCGCCCTTGTGATCCCCAATAGGTACAGTACGCAGGAGAAGAAGTACGGTTTTGAGCATTTTGAGATCCTGCTGAAGTTGCAGTACTATAATGCTGTAGGTCACTATTGCTAGCATTCCTAAAACTAAACTGCAAAACGGCATACCCAGACACAGTAAACTGGCAGGAATACCTAAGTAAATATGATGAAGGTGAGTTTGAGCCAGTAGCAGGAGGTATAGGAAATGTAAATCCTGTTGTATTCGAAGATGAATTAACTTCAAAAAAAGGTTCTAGACCTTTATAACTAAGTTCAGAGGTTTGGACGCCCATTACCCAGAACTCCTATCTAAAAGAGAGTAAGCGTGTGATATGCCAGTAAAGGTGCCTGAAGAATAAGTAAATTTAAGAGAGCTTATTCGTGATGAGTTAGAAAATGTAAAGCCACACTTTCCAACTGTGCCCGTGTTATCAGCTTGTCTAAGATAACTCATATACATAACACCAGAAGGGTATACATTTGCAATACTACTTTGGAAAGCGTTGCTGCCTTCATTCCTTATTCTACCAAAAATTCTAACATACCACAAGGTATTAAAGTTGTCAGGAGATTGGCCTGTAGCAGTTAGAGGTTGAGGAGTATTTATTGACAAAGACGTAAAAGCACCACCAGTAGATCTTGGAGAGATAGATAGGTAGGAAATGTTGGTTGCTGTTCCTGATGCATCAAGAGAGGTAAAGGTTTGAAATAGTGGTCTAAGAGTAGAAGAGTTGGTATCATTACTTCTCATCAATACCCAAAAGTAAGTAAGACCCGCCGTTGAAGTTGCAGTGGATGGGTTTTGAAGGTTTACAGTCATAGAACTTCGTTGTGTATTTATGTTATTATTCTGAGATATGGTTTCCATACCTGCAGCGGTGAGTTTAGCTGTGTTAGCCATTTATAGATCTTTCATTAAAATTGTACAGGAGAAAACATTGGTGTAGCTGATACTTCACCCTTAATATTTCCAGAGCTACACTTAAACCTTATGCTCCTAACAACTGAGTTTGGAGTTCTTACATAAGAAGTTCCATTAGGATTAACGTGAATACCAAAGTATGTTACATAGGTTGACTGAAACGATACGCAAGGAAACTTGTTAGGTCTTTGGTAAGTATCAATATCCATGACAAAACCTACTTGTGTTACGTCAGTAACACCTGGTGTCCAATAGTTTAGCCTACAAGTATTTGTGCTAAACCTAAAATAACCTGTTGTTCTGTCCGGGTCAAGACAGTAAGCTTGATCCAAAGCAGTGCCACTTCCATCTACAGAGGAAAATAGCTGATACTCAACTTGAATGGAGGTAGTACTCGTTGTAGTTGATCTAAGACTACCATAAACTAGAAAGAGGCCACCAATGTTGTCTGAAGCACCTGGATTTTGATTTAATTCGAGTGTTATACTAGAAGCCCCATTAGTAGCAACACGATTCCTCTGTTCAAAGCCAGAGGTAGTTAATTTCATATTTGTTACTGTCATTAGGTTAGGCCTAGTTCAATTTTCATTTGATCCATCTGTTTCTGCTGATCTTTAACTGTTTCAATTAATAGGCCTATTATAGCATTGTAGTTAACAGACTTAATACCTTTTTCATCTTCATGGACTGCTTCAGGTAAAACTTTTTCTACGTCTTGAGCTATGACACCTGCAGAAGCTTCACCTGTGTCTTTCCAATTATATAATACTCCGTTTATTTCTTTAAGTCTATCCCCCGAACGGCTAATAGGCTCAATGTTAGTTTTTAAATTTATGTCTGAAGTAGCAGTGAAGGATGTGGCTGATACAGTAGAAAATGTAACCGCACTATTGGTGTTTAAAGTTTGGTTTGCTCCAGGGCCAGCAGGGCCTTGTGGGCCAGTTGCACCTGTCGATCCAGTAGATCCAGTGCTTCCTGTGCTTCCGTTACTTCCATTACTACCCGCATTTCCTTGTGGGCCTTGTGGGCCAGTACCACCAGTAGATCCGTTACTACCATTATTTCCTGCAGGGCCTTGGGGGCCTTGTGATCCAGTAGAACCTGTACTACCAGTCGAACCTGTCGAGCCTGTAGATCCAGTTGGCCCTTGAAGTGCCGCATTAGTAATCGTTTGCTTTTCCCATACACCAGCCGAAGCATCGTAGACAGGTATAAAGTCACCACCTACGGCGTCTGTGCCAGTAGAAAAAGCTGTTAGGGCAGCGCCTACGTTTGCTGCATCTGTTACATTTGCTGAAGCCTCTACCGCATCTAGCTTACTCTTCAGAGTATTTGTAAAGTTTCTTTGTGTAAGCCCGTTATCACCTACAGATAGTGAAGCTGATGCTAAACCTGTAACATGTCCATATGTATCAAGAGTAACATCTTGAATGAAAGTTGTACCTGAGTTGTCTACACTTGCTTGACTAGAAGTGTCGGAGTGAGCAAGGGTTCTGTTTGCTGTAAGATCTCCACCACCAGTTAATCCACCTCCTGCAGAAATAGTACGAGCAGTAGGAGCTTTTGCATCTAGTGCAGCTTGAAGGCCATCTACATTAGAGATAACGTGGGCGTGACTGTCATCTTGAACAGAAGTAGTAATACTAACATCTGCTGAACCATTAAAGGCTACAGTACCTACAACATCACCTGATAGAGCTATGTTTCGAGCCGAAGCTAAAGTTGTGGCAGTAGCTGCATTACCTGTAGCTGACCCTGCAGTTCCAGATACATTACCTGTTACATTGCCTGCTACGTTACCTGTAAGGTTAGCAGTAACTGTTCCGAATTGAGGGTTGCCACTAGTCGTTATATCTTGTGCTGCTGCAAATACTGTTCCCGTAAGAGTAAGGCCTGTACCTGCAGAGTAAATAGTGGTGTCGAGCATGTGTACAAAGGTAATTTCAGTAGTGCCAAAGGTAATAGTGCCAGCTACGTTCATAACGTCTAGCGCACCACCATTTACGTTACCTGCAGATACAAAGAAAGCATCGCCTTCGCCCAGCGCGTCTTTGTCAGAAGCCCCATAACTATCTGTATCGGTAGTACGGGTTATAACCCAGTTAGCACTGGCACTCCCTAAAGTGGTTACTTTATACACACCATTGTGTCGTGCATTAGATTGTCCTTTAATCAGAACACGATCATTTAAAACAAGAGTTACGCCATCAATTACAATAGCGGCCTGTGATCCTGAGTTTGTAAGAGTAGCTCCTACACCGCTTGAACCATTGGCATATGTTGAAGGGAAGTTGGTAGCAATTGAAACTCGAACAGGATCGTGATAATGCACACCTGCAGCAGCAATACTATCCACATATTGTTTTGTTGCAACTTGTAATCCCGTGGTAGGATCTGCTGCTAGTGTTATACTTCCAAAAGTAGGTGTAGAGCTTGTAGCTACTGCCTGCCCTATAGATATAGCGCCATCATTGTATGTTACACCCGTTCCACCTGACAAGTGAGAGTTTACTCTGGCGTCTGTGTAGTATAAGTTAGAGCCTTCTGCTAAACCACCTGTATTATGATTGCCTAGTGTGACTGCTGTTTCTATATCTCCAGAAGCATCAAGAAGGGTAGCTCTTGACGAAGGCATGGTAATAAATACGTCCTTAGTACCTGCCTGAAAGCTTTGTGCAGAAGTGCCATTAGAACCTGAAATAACTGTAGTACGTGTTAGCGTATTTCCACTATTCCAAGTTCCAAGGCCAACTTCCCACTCATCTACTCCTGAACTTTTGTGTGTTATTGCATAGTAAGTTGTATCACCATTTGATAAGTATGATTGAAATGTATCAAACGTAGCCGCAGCACCTCCTAAAGCGATTGCGCCAGTACCTGTTGTAACTGTAGTTTCTTTTACACGATCTTTTATTACAAAAGCCATTATGCGATACCTAACTTACTATTATGTTATTCGGACTACAGCAGTGTTATGTGCAGCGACTGGGAATACAATAGTAAAGTCACCACTTGTTGATGTTACAGTTCCGCCAAAGTCAAACAAAGCGATTGCCTTATTACTCTTTGATGAGTTATATAGGATTGCTCCTACAGCAGATATTGTTAAGTTTGCGAATACCTCATCTGCAAAGTCTAGAAAAGCAGTATTGTTACTTGCGTCTAAAGCAATAGCAGCACTGTCTAGAGGTTGACCACCTGCAGTATAGTTAGTTCCTACAGCCTCATCTGAAGCACCCGTTACGACTGAGTAGTTTGCAGTAGCTGCGCCATATGTACCAGAGTGGCCTACTTTAATTAGAGCTATTTTTATTGTGTCTGTATCTAAATCGTGAACACCACCAAGAAGCTCTTGCTTGAAGCTGTTGCACATTGCAGTTGTAATAGCCATCTTGTGATGTCCTTTATGTTAAGAAAAAGCATAAAAGGGCCAGCTTGACGCCAGCCCTTAAATAGTTTATGAGTTAAGCAGCGTTGTACTTAGCTGTGATAATCGCATCAGCACGAAGGATCTTGCGCCCGTAAAGGTGCATGCCCCGGCAGATGTCAGCGAAGGAGTCAGGGTCACGATAAGTCTCTACTTTAGAGAGTTGCTCTGCAGTTGCTACTGCGGAGTCGTGACCAGCTACGATAACACCATAATTTGTGTTCTGGTTAGCTGTTCCTGCTGTACCTGGGCCAGTGCCTACTTTTGGCAGATTATTCGACTGATACACACGGAAGCCGTGGATGTTTGCAGCCAAAAGACCGTTCATCAAGCCTGAACCACCGAAGTCGGCATTCATTAGGCGTGAATCCTCATCTTTGAGCATCTCAACCATCACCGGGTCTAAAACAACCCACCTCCCACGGGAATCTACATCCTGCTCATCCAAACGGCGAGACATACGAGATAGAACCTGTAAAGGTGTTGCAGTTGCAGTAGAAACTGAAGTTGCACCCATTAACCGTGGGGTAATAGGGATAGAGTGTTCCCCAGCGGCTGAAGTAGTGATGTTTGCAAAGCTTCCTTTTTTCAGCTTATTTACAGCTAAAAGTTCGTCAGTTCCTGCACCAGTAGTAGAAATAGTTCCGTTAGTTACTGTGTTAACAGCACTGGTTGCGGCACTAGTGTAACCAGCAAGATACTTTAGAACATCATTGTCCATTGCATCTGCCATCTTATAAGCTGCACGATCTGTTGAAAGGCGCATAAAATCTATGTGCGAATGAGCCTCTTCAATATCGTCAAGCTTAAATGCAAAATAGTTAGCTTTGTCGATTGTAAGTTTAAAATCGGCGTCCACCAAATCCTGCGTTGCTGTGGCAGTGCCACGGGCTAAAACATTAACGGTAATGTCTGGTTCCTTCAGAATGCGAACTGAATCGCCTTGCCCTGAAATGTCACCAAAATAATCGTTATTTGTTATTGCGTTTATAACAGCACTTTTGCGGAATGCAAGTTGTGCCTGTTTAGAGAAAATCTCTGGTGAGAAGTTCCCTGAGTTCAGGTTGCTATAACCTGAAGCTTTTGCGAATGCCATAATGGTTCTCCTATAGATATGACAATTGAGATTGAAAACATCATATCCACATAAGAGGCCAAACTATTTCTAGGGTTTCAATCTAACTTGATTTGCGGTCAAAGTTGTCTTGGGCCTATACTCTGTTGGGTAGTTCTTGGTGTGGTTGTTGCTTTTTAAGTGAAGCATATGCAGGTAACTACGAATAGTGCTGCATATGCCTATAGTTTTATCTATTAACGTTAAAGTGTCAAGTCATTTCTTTAAATCATAGATAAATTTTCCAGAACGCATTGCATTTAGTATTTCGTCCTGACGATCTTCGTATTCTTTAAGTGACATGGCCTTTACCATACTCTCGCTTAAAGTCCTACTCGAATCTTCTGAATCGACTACAGTGCGTCCACGAGCTTTTACAGAAGAGGCTGCTGCTTTATCTGCGTTAGGCTTTTTAGTCTTTATGCCCATATCAGATTTGTACAGATCAATAACACGAGCTACTGACTTTACGTCATCAGGGTTATCATACAGAGCATCCTGATAAACTTTAGGTTGTTGATCTGCCCAATCGTGGAAGGCATCATCATTCCTGATCTTTTCAAAGTCGGGGTGCAGGTTCATAAGTTCTACTTCTGCTTTTTCTTTTTTAGCAGACGCCCTCATTTCTTCTACTTCTTGTAGCCTAATATCTAATTGTGAAGAACGCTCTGTGGCTTTTTTATCCGCAATAGCTTCTACAATACCTGCTACGTCAGGATATTTTTCAGCCCAAGCATCTATTTCATCTTGAGATTTAGGCAGTACTAATTCGTTTTTAGCTGCTTTGGAAAGTTGACCTTCTAATGTCTCTAGTCTTGTTGTCCATTCTTTTTCTTTAGAGGCCATGTGCCTTCGTATATCACCGTAGCGTTTCTTAAAAGACTTTTCTTCACTTGTCAGGTCATCAGTGTCTTCCTGTGCTTGGGCTTTCTTGCTGGTTTCTTTTTGTTTGGTATCACCTTCATCCGAAAGTTCTTTAGCGGGTTTCTCAGTGCTATAGCTAATGGGTTCCTCTTGATCTGTTTCTGTTTCATTTCCAAGTAATTCACTTAGTTCTTTTTCAGCTTCTTTAATCTTTTCTTCGTTACGCTTATGCACAAAACTGTGCATTGGTTGAGTAGCTATGTCGGACATAGTATTTCCTTATATTGGGGCCAGCATTATTGCTGGGTTGCCTTATAGTTGGTTACTTCTTTTTCTTCTTCATTAATCCACCTTTATTCAAACGTAGACCCATACCTCTTGAAGCATCTTCTAAGTTGTTTTTAATAACTTCTGCGTTTGCTTTAATTTCTGCTATTTCGTCAGTTGTGGCTAGGCCTCTCTCTGCTTTAGCTACCACTATCTTAGTGTTTGCATCTACATTATTTGCAGCCCTTCTCGCTGCTGCTTTATTTTGGTCAATAGTATCTTGCCTATCTCTATCAGAATTTGAGTTATTAACAGTTGTCGATGTTGTCGTAGGAGTTGTGCCAGTATTTAGTGATGCACTGCCTGCTCCATAAGATTTATACTGATCTTCTTCGCTCATGTTCTTATTTGGTATTATAGGATCATCCCTGAACGGATCATCTCTAGCTCCTTCTACGTCTGGTAAATCAGTGACTGTTATAACTTCAGGTGCTGTAATGCCTTCAAACTTGAACGTATCAGGCGCTATTTCGTCAGGAGTATACGCATTCTTTGTATCAGTTGCGTCAACCACTGAGCTAGTTGCGCCGCTAAATGTATCAGCTATTCCACCTAGAACCTTTTCTAAAAATCCAGGTTCTTCTTGAGTAGCTATCTCTAAAAGATTTGTATAGTAAGCTTCTTCTTGTGGTGTTGAAGAATTATTAGCCCTACGTTCTAGCTCATTTTTAGTCTGCCTAGCAGAGTTAGCCATTCCTAGTTTCATAAACAGACCCATTATAGGGTTTATAGTAGCTAGGCCAACAGTAACCATATTGGAAGTCATACTACCTTGGTCTGCTACCATCTTTTCTAGTTCTGCACCAGTTAGCTCTTCCATCTTAATTATAGGCGTTGGATTATATAAGTCTCCACCAATTTCATATCTCTCTGAACTTTTATCCTCCTGATTCCTTCTTGCATTTTCAGCATTAGCCTCCGCCGTTGCTGTAGCTTCAGATTGAGCCGTTGTGGCTTGTGTGCCTTCAAGGAAGTAGCCTTCTGGTATAACAGACATAGGAACGCCGTTAAAGAAAGGTATAAGTAAAGTCTTACCTTCTGCATTAAGATAAGTTTTGTATTCAACACCTCCTGTGCTTTTAAGAACAGGGTTTTCAACCACACCACCAGGATTATAGCCCCTAGTCATGTAGCCACCTTTGTTCATCATTGGAGCTTCAGGTTCTCCATCATCTTGCATATTAAGTTCAGATACATCAAAGGGTAGTTCATCACCCATAACAGCAACACCTATAGGCTCTCCTCCTATACGTCCATTACTTTCCATGCTACTAAAGCCCATCTTGGCTTGTGATCTAAGCTCTTCAAACATTTTTACGCCGTGAAAGCGTACAACATCAGCAGGTACTACATATTCACCCTCACTTAGTTGTGCAGGTATATCATCCCGTACTTCTTCTGGCAAAGACCCCGTAGGTATCTCATTGCCTGAAACAGGATCGAACTCCTCTACATCTCCACCGAGAGCGAAAGCTTGTACTGTTTGGTCAACAGGTGCCTGCATCATTTCTGCATATTGATAGTCATCCATTACAGTACCGCCTTTATAGTATCCATTTTTTTTAAGTTCTTTTAGTGTAGGTAAATCTTTTACCCCTGATTTTTTATTTAATTTTAATACTTCATCTCTATCTAGCTCTCGTAATACTTTCATGCTACCACTAATAAGCCAGTTACCTTCCATATTAGGGTTTGTTTTGTATCTATAATGACCGCCTATAGGTAATTCGTCTGTAATTTGTGCCGTCTTTATATTAGGAGTTCCATCTTTTTTCATAATGGCTCGACTGTTTGCAATCTCCTGCCAATCTACATCAGCAGGCATTTCTACTTCAGCCCATACCTGATTATCGCCTCTTATCTTATGGGTTTTTCCATCTATCTTTACTTCTGGCCCTATGTGTGCAGCGGTAGGATTGTCTCCTGCATGCCATCCCGGTCTAGCCGCAACGGATTTAATAGATTTTGCTTTTGAAGCTTTAGGTAAAAAGCCTGCAGAAATTAACATATCGCGAGTTTCTTGATCGGGAATTTTTATCATATCCCCTGTACCTTTTGCACCTTTTACAGTTTTAGTGCCTCTTGATGGTACATAGGAATTGCCGTTTGCAGCCGTAAATCTATATTCTGGAAACGTAGCTTGTAAGTATTGCCCTACAGGTACTTCTGTATCTGCATCTACAAACAAAGGATATAACTTTCCGTCCTCACCTTTATTAAATAGTTTGTACCCCTTTACAGATTTTTCAGGCTCAGGGATAGGTAAGCTTGGCTCTGTAGGGGCGGTAACTTTTAAGGGAGGGGAAGAGGGTGCAGGGGGTGGAGAGCTTTTTGGCTTTAGCTTGACATTGCCCAGACCAGAACCCATAGCATTCATATCAACGTCTACACGCTTTGCTACATCAAATACTTCTCTTGCACCTTTGCTTATTGCCCTTGCTGCTACATCTCCTATTCCTGGTATAAGCCCTACTAAAGCAGCACCTCCCAGCGCACCAGCTAAGTAGTAGTTAGGTTCATCCTTTTGTAGTTCGTCATATACTTCTTTAGCTGCCATAGCATCGCCAACAATGGGCGTCATTTCAGCTACAAACTTACCTACGTCTTTGATAGATATATCAGAAGGGGTAAACTCTTCAGCAAACTTCTTACCTTCAGCCGCATAGCCTAATGCTTCTTCAGTCTGATCCATTTATAGATACCCTTAAATGTTTTAACATTCTAAGTGAACGAATAGCCCCTTGGTGCCTGAATATTTCATCAGTATCGTTAAGCGACTCCATACTTTTTTGTTGTATCTCTATGCGAAGATCCATCTCTTCTAAGAAAGCATCCCACATAGGTTTATCGTTTACAAAACTTCTAAGCGACATTACCTGTAAATCCTTCCTCTCCGGGAAGTGGTGCTGTGCCTGTACCTATTTGAGAGCCACCTCCTCCAGACGTATCAGCCACTGCTTGTGGGCCTTGTCCTTGAGGTTCTTGAGGATTAGGTGGTGCTACGCCTTCTGGCCCTGCAGGGGGCGCTACGGGCTGCTGAAAGCCCTTCAGTATTTCTGCCTGTATAGCTGCATCCTGCATAGAGTTAGTAATCTTGTCTGGATCTAAGTCCATACTCTTAGCAATCTCACGTATGATATAATCCATCTTAGCAAACGGTGCCAGTGTTGGGTTCTGTGCAACCTGCAAGAACTGCATTAGGCGCTGTGAGCGAACTTCGTTAGCCATCAAGCTTTCTGTACCAGATGCTTTAACCTCTAAGTCACCTCGTATGCTTTCATCAAAGTCAAACTGCATGTTAAAAGCAAAGAAAGCCTTGCCTAAAGGTGCTATAAGGTAATCGTCTACATTCTTTACAACAGTACGAATACTACCGTTAGCAGCAGACATAAGCATACTAATGCCAGAAGCTGTACGCCCAACACCACTAACACCAGTTTGCCCATGAGCAAAACTAGGGAATCCAGTTGATTCATCAGCTAAAACCCTCGCCTTATCGAATAGTTGCAAGTTTTCTTGTGCCACATTCGGGAACTTGGTGCCGAAGATGCTTTGGCCCGGGGCACCCCCCTGTCTCCGAAAGACTTTTCCGGGGTACACGCTTAGGTCTTGGCCCGGAACCATGTTTGTTTCGTCAACTTCAATTATAAGATTGCCAGAAAGTGCGGCATTGTCTATCGCTAGACGTAGGAAACCATTCATTAGGGTTTGTGTGTCATCCATGTTCTCAGCTATACCTACACCGAAGAAGCTATAAGGATTATGCTCAAACGGCACTGCGTAGTAAGGTATGCGAGAAGGCTTGAATGGATTTAGTACAAATCGAATAACCTCTCCGTTACAAACCCAGATGTTACAATTGAGTTCATCTAGAGACTTAAACTCTGTAGGTATGTTAATGCCATTTGCTTCTAGATGCTCAACATCCACAAAGCCCCAGAACTCTAATACTTCCCAACGCTCTGAGTCAGGGGTAGTATCGTCATCTTGCATAGCCATTTCCCAGTACTTCTGTACATAGTTGGCTTCCTTACGTATAGCTTCTTGGATAGCGTCATCCATAAAGTAAGGACGTTTCCTTAACTGACGGAGTTGTGTACGAGACATTTTGTGTCTTTCAACAACGTATTCAGCATCCGCCATACTAGTAGCTTCTGGATCAGGGTAAAAATCCCACACACTTACGTGGTTAGTTTCAGGAACAGTCTTAATAAGAGGAGAGTAATTACCCTCTTCATCCCAATTAGGATACTCTTTATCTACTGCGAATGGGCCTTTCATAACACCTGTGCCTAAAAGAGCTTGTTCAAACGCCATAGAACGTAGGTGAGTAGAAGCATCCGACTCCTGTAGCTGGTCATGGATTTTCTTTTCCATCTTTTTAGCTGCAATCATAGCAGGGTGCCAAGATACAGTAGTAGGTGTAGTACCATCTCCTTCAACTATCTTGTCAGATACATCAGATAAGTTATCTTCTACTGGGCCTAGCCTAGACTTTAGATCCTGAAGCGTTTCTCCAGGTTTTAGCTTTGTGCTTCCATCTACTAAGTAAGGTGTAGGAGGTTTTGCTTTAGTTATATTAGATAGTTTTTCTCCTGCTGCGGCTGCATTAGGATCTATATTAATATGTACTGCCACAGCTACCCCATCTGGCAGAACTGTAGGATCAACAGAAAGAGGAAACTTGTTGTTTCCAAAAAGTACATCTACTATCTGTCCATATGCAGCTATTGTTTTAGTTTTAGTAACCTTTACGAATACGCGAGACTTCTCTGTGTCTGTGAATTGAACATCAGGGCCATACAAACCACGATAGTTGCGGTATGCACGAAGCCAACGCTCCTCATCCCCTGTTCGAGAATCTGCAGATCTCTTAAATCTCTCTATAACAAAAGCTACTATATCAGGTTTGGAATCAAAAATACTTTCTTTTCCATCTTCTGCAGCCGTAACATTATCAGTCTCAAATGCTAGATCTTCAATTTCTGCCATGTCTTAATATCCAAACTTGTTGTCAGCGGCTTGAAAGCCTGTTCTTTGGTTGTCAGGATTAAAATCCCATAATGAACTTCTAGGTCTAGTCATAATACCATATCGTAAAGCATCGTATAGGTGGTCTTCTGAGTTAGTGTCTACGTCTTCAGGGTTTCTCTTGTCTAAAGGTATAGCAGGTATCTGGGATATAGTGTGGGTGCAGGTAGACATGAATACCATTCTAGGTTTTTCGGTAAACTCATCTACCTGCAAACGGCGATGTATCTCATTTTTACCTGAGACACGCGAACCACGAGAACGGTCAGATGGCCTCCAGCGACAGCCCTTCTGATTCATTTGTTCTGCTAGTGAAGGCCCAGTATCCCCTCTGTTATGCCACAATGAGGAGTCCAGAACGCCGTATCTTATTTGACCATCTCCTTCTTCTGCATTCATAATCATGTCTGCTAAATCGGATGCGGTAACTTTTGAACAATATAATTCACGGTATACAACAAGCTGTTCGTCAGGAGCAACCGCGAACCAGATAACCCCTGTATAACTGCCATAACCGTAGTCACAGGCTCTAAACTTAACCCAGTTGCGAGGTATGGCGTAAGGATCGACAACGTGTATCTGCCTATTAAATTCAGGGAAGGCTGCACCTTCGTTAATATCCCAGTTACCTTCTAGTAACTGCTTTCTTTGGTGTTCTGGAAGAGATAGTAGCATCGCTTCATAGTCACCACTCTCCGCTAGGTAAGGATTATCAAATAAACTAGCAGGTATGAACCTACGTTTGAATAAAGGCTTACCTTCTTTGCTATGCCCTTTTGGATATCTTAGCTCTTCGTTATTTTCTATGTCTGTAGCCCAGAAAGAAGTGTTACTTGGCGCTGGATCAATAAAGGTTTTCTTAACCCATGCATGACCATTTCCGCCCGGGTTCGTTGTTGCTCTCATGTACAAGCCTAAGTCTTGGCTGTGTGCAGATCTTAAACGTGAGCGCATGTATGAAAATGCGTAAGGGCTAGACCACTGTGTAAGTTCGTCAAATCCTATCCAGTTAAAAGCCTGACCTTGATATCTTGTAACGTCTGTATCTTTATCCAGATAAGACATCCAAAGTCTGCCACCTTGAGGAGAAGTCCATTGCGACTTACGCTCTGACCACTTAATTCCTGGTATTGCACGAGGATATAGCTCTTGGCTCTTCTGTATTAACTCTCTGAGTTCCTCTGTAGTGTGTCGAACAAGTAGCCCACTGAAATTAGGACTGTTTAATCCATGAAGTGGGTCTGCAAGCATTGCATAGCTCTTTCCACCCCCTGCTGCTCCACCATATAATACTTCTCTTTCCGAAGCAGATAAAAACTCACTCTGTGGGCCAGGGTTAGGCTTGAATACTACTTCTTGTGCAAACTCTACGTCATAAGGTTCTGCTTTTACTTCAGCAGGCACTTTCTTTGGTGTAGTAACCTGTTGCTTGCTTTTCGAGCTTTTCAATTTCCGCAAGGGTTTTTTTGAGCCGCTTGGTAAGGTTGTATTTAATAGCAGATGCTTTTTTACGTCTTCGCTCAACTTCTATTCTCTTCTTTAATCCTGAGTGAGATATACTGCGCTCTGTCTGTGTAGTTAGCCAGTTTGCAACTTCCCTATAAGAGTACTGCTTTAAATGTTTCTTTGCAAGCACTAAAGCTTCTAACTCGTGTTCTATAGGAAGAAGCATCTTTTCATTGTCAGGATCTTCCTCGTAGCCAAAAGGAATAGTCTTAGATACTCTTACTACGGGATGCCAAACCTTATCTTCCTTATTCTTAGGTAAAGGAAGCTCCCAGAAGCCTAGATCCCTAGCCCATTCACTCATTCGGGCCTTCTTTAGGTGGTAAGTAGAAAATGCCCCCACCAGAAGAGGAGACATCAACTTTTTCTACTTTTCCAAGCCCAGCGCGATCAAGTAAATCTTTTGCTGCAGCCATTTTGTCTTTTATACCCAACTCTGTAGGGTCATTAAGAGCAGAAACCAAAGCCATAACAGCTTTCGGCGCAGTCTGAGAAAAGTAAGCACGAGTTGCCTCTGCAATCTCATCTCTGAGAGAATCTGTAACAGCCTTAGTAGGCGAGTTTTCACTATAACCTGCAAGCTTTTTAGCATACACAACATCTCCTCCAGCATCCTCAAATAGAACGTCTAAGAACCTTTGTTGGTTTTCGGTTAGGTTACGTGCCATGTAGGTTTTCCTTATTATAACATAAGTTATACTTAAAATACCTACAAATGCAAGTACTTATTTACTTCCGATAAACAAGTGACTGAATTTCACCACGAGTTATACCAATATCTTTAAGATCATAATCTGACATGTTCCTCAAGATCCAATAATCAGCCCTTTGCTGCATTCGGGCTTCATGGGCTTTCCATGCTTTTTTACCCCAAGCTTTAAGTGCTGCTTTTATAGATCCTGCGCCTGTAGCTACAAAATTTCCTACTAATTCCATTTTTATATTCCTATGTTTAAGTTATCATTAGAGACAACACATAGTTATACGTATTTGTTAGGGATGTACTACAGACAAAAGGGCATACCCGCTACCCTACTTGCTACGCTTTTGTGCAGGAGGATTAGATGCTCCACAAGATACATAACCACCTTTGTTATAACCTGTTTTTTTCTTAGTCATGCCGCCATACATGTAGCCCATTTTAGAAGCTACTTCTGGTGCTTCTTTCTTTAAAGCTTTCATTCCCGGATTCATTTTAGTATTCATGTCTATTTCCCTTTTTTGCAATCACATTTGTCTTGATCTTCATTACACTTTTTACATGTCATTTCTTATTCTCCCTATACATCCTTAGACAATTTACACAAGTATTTAATGTAACTAGTATTAGTATAAGCACTTGCCATAAGGACATTACTACCATTTTACTTTATCAGCCCAGTAGGCTGCACTCATCTTACCTTTAGCAATGTTTTTACCATGCCTAGCTTTAAAGCTTTTACGTTTAGCCTTCATGCGATCCGATTCGCCATCCTTTGGTTTACCAGCCGTTTTGGCTCCCTGCTCACCGAACCTGATGAGCTTAATGTTGTCACCTTCTTTGGCAAGCACTGCGTGGGATTTCGTAGGATGTTTAGGTGTTCTCTTAGGCTTGTTGTAACCTTCAAACGTTTCTCCTCTATAATCGATAGACATTAAACTCCTACTCCACTCTCAGGAACTATGATGCAACCTCCACGAGCATATTGCCCCTTAGAAAGAAAGTTGCTCTTTGCCTTTTCAGTATACTCTAAACACGTTTGCTTTGTAGGAAATAAGTCTTCTGTATTACTAAGCACATTACAGCTATAAACATTAGGCTCACTACAAACTAACAATAAAGACAAAAACATTGTTACTGGAAACGTGCAACTGTAGGGAATGCTTTGCGTAGCACAAACTTAATCGCAGGCTTGATTTTATTCCAACACCAAGACATTATAGATTTTACTTTTTTCATATTACTTCTTTCCTGCTTTTGAATTACGTGGAAAACTACGGTTCTTAGCTTTAGATACTACCGATAAGTTTTTGCTAGAGTTATTACCTGTATTGCCATCCTTGTGATGTACATCTTTGCCATCACCCTTTTTGGCTAGACCACCTGCAACCATTTTACGCCTAGCTTTCTTTCGCTCATCGTTGCGCTTGCGCTGGGCTGGTGTGCCTTGGTAGTTAGAATACTCCTTCTTGTAATCACGGGCCATTAGCTTGCCTTTTTCTGAGAAGCTTTTGACAGGTCTTTAAAATGGAATAGCTTTACACTTGATTTAGTGTGAGACTTTCCTGTGTGTAAAGAACCGTCTGGCATTTGATGCGTAGCACTTTTGTATAGAGTGCCGTCTTTTTTATAGTGCTTCATACCTTTAGCCATTATGATCTCTTCTTTGCTGTTTTAGCCGCTGCTTTAAAATTAGCTTTAGTAGGCGCACCTTTAGACCCAACCTTACGCATCTTCTCTCCAGATCCAGAGGCTATTCGCTTTTTCTTTGCAGCGATGTTAGAATATAGTCCAGCTTTAGCCATTAGTTTTTACCTTTAAGATAAGACGGAGTATCGTTTTTAAAGAAGTTTTCTATCCACTGTATAATCTTTTCCATTACCACTTCCCATTTGTTGAACCAAAATAATATATTCCTGTTGAACATATACCAGTTACAATTAAAAATATCAATATGCCTACAGCCCAGTTAATAAGGTTATCTATGAACTCTTGCTTTTGATAAACTAACTCTTGCTGTTGTTTTCTTTGTTGGGCCTCAATGGAGCAAATTTCTCGCCAAGCCGAGGGGCCGTACGTCCATGATATATGAGTTTTCAGTTCGTCACGATATTCGGCTAGTTTCTGCTTTTTCTCCCAGATTTCTAATGCATTGGCCTGATTGTCACTAAACATCTTATATAGGGGTGGCTTCTTGGCTTTCTTCTCTAGAAAATCTAAGTCGCTACAAGCCTTTGACCATGTAGATAAAGAACCAGCCATAGACTGTATATCTTTACCCATAGCTACTGCTTTTTTTATTCCTGTAAATGCTGCAGAAGCACCTGCCATAATAGTAAATGGATCCACAACTTACTCCTTATTGTGTTAGCCGACTCCTGGCCTCTCTCTTTCTGGGTCTAGAACTTCATACTTTTTTAGAAAGCCTTCTAGAAACATAGCTCTCTCTACGTGATCTAAAGTATACTTTACTCCAGTGTCTCCATGTATCGCAGTTCTTACATAAAATACGTCTGACTTAGGAATGTGTACGCGATGCATGCGTCTACTGTCATTAGCCGCTAATGCTTCATAAAATTGTTCTATTACATCTTCAGACGCATATAGTTTTATTCTTTTAGCCATTAAAGTCAACACTTAATTGTTAATACGGAAATAATAGGTGGTACGTGCCGCAAATACTACATTTGGAGTAAAGGAGGGAGAGATTGTAGTAGCTACTTAAAGCCTTACAACACGTACCAGTTGGTAACTTATACAAATACACAAGGAGGGAAGGAGTAAAACCCATTTGTATAATTAATGTTACTACAAATATAATAGTTTATATACATTATACCGTCAATAGGGTAGTTAAACTTTATTTGACTTGTTTAGATTTAGTTTAACTTGCCTAAGTCCACTATTTCTAATCCAATCCTCTAAAAGATAGTTAAACTTCTTAGTAACTACTCTTTTTTGTATGTATTAACTATAAAAGTTTAACTAAAGGCTACTACTACTACGTAGTTATAGCTAAAAAGGAGGTGCTGACAACCCCTAAAATGCCCTTCTATGAAGTTTTTTCTGTATATGTGTCTTTCGTGCATCACATAGAGCTATGCTA